GTTGCTACTCCTGAAACCGAAGAGAAAAAGAAATTTGTTTCTGCAACTCTTGAAGACGGTACACAGGTAGAAATTGAACCAGAGTTAGTAGAGGGTGCTGCGGTTGTTGTGATCGTAGATGGTAACCCACAAGTTGCTCCTGACGGTTCACACACTTTAGCTGACGGAACTGTTATTGAAACGGTTGAGGGTGCTATTGTTTCTATCGTACCTGCTGAAGAAGAAGTTGATGAAGAAATGGAAGAAGCTCCTGCGGTTGAGGAAAAGCAAGACGTTAAAAAGATTGTTGAATCTATCATTAAAGAATCTCACTTTGTTTCTGAAGAGAAAGTAACAGAGTTAGTAGAGGCTATTAAAGAAGAGTTCAACGCTAAACTTGAAGAAAAAATTAAAGAAGTAACAGATGCTACGGTTCAGGCATTTGAGGCTTTTGGTAAAGAAGAAAAAGTTGAACCAACAAAAAAACCAGTTGACGCTTACGGGAGAGAAAAGAAAAGAACTTCGTGGGCTGAAAGATTTAACTCAAAAAAATAATTTATTATGGCTTATGATGTTTCAGCACTTAGTGCTTACGTAGAAGACAGAGATTTTCCGTTAGTAGCGGAACTTCAATTCGACCCGATGCTAAGAGCGTCAATGGGTACAATTCAGGACGGAATTAAAGGTTCGTCTAATTTACACTTTTTAGAAACTGACGTTGTTTTTCAGTCGGGTTCTTGTACTAGAACAGGAAGTGGTACAACTACTTTCACAGACAAGACTTTGACGACTGCACAAATTGACATTCACGAAGACTTGTGTAATGATGACCTAAATGGTAAGTGGGCGCAAATCCTATTATCACAAGGTGTTAAACAACAAAGAGAAATTTTACCTTCAGAGATTGCAGACATTTACATGGCTGACAAGATGGTTAAGTATAAACAAGCTCTTGCGGTTGCAGATTGGCAAGGTGATGCAGTTTCAGGTACAGGTAATAACGCCTTTTATGACGGTTGGATTAAGTTGATTGATGCAGGTTCACCAGTTGATGGTAACACAGGAAACGTTACAGTTGCAACAGGAGTTTCATCATCTAACATTCTTACTATTCTAGATGCTATGTTCTTAGCTAGACCTGCTGCACTTAGAGGAAGAGCAGATGTTATTCTTGACTTGCCTCAAGAGTGGTATGACCTTTATATTGTTGCTTTGAAAAACGCTAACCTTTACCACTACACTTCTAACGATGGTGATGATATGCTTTACGGTACTAACGTAAAACTTAATCCTGACTTCGGTTTGAACGGAACTAACAGAATGTTTATGACTTACGCTGAGAACTTGGTAGTGGGTGTTGATTCTGAAACTGATGGAGACTTTGAGTTTAGACTTGACCCAGTTTCAATGAAAAAGACTTTTGTTGATTCTTCTTTTAGAAGAGGTTGTCAAGTTAAGTTTACTGAATTGGTAGTTGAGTTCACACTTGTACCTTAATTATTAACCCAATAAGAGGGGGTTATTAAAGCCCCCTTTTTTAATACTTTAAATATGGCTTGTAATTCATTAATAACACAAGGGTTCCAATTAGACTGTGCAGATTCTGTTGCAGGAATTGAAACTATCTATATTGCGAACCTTTCAGAAGTAACTGCCTTTACAGAAAGCGCAGGTACTATTTCTGCTATTACACAAGCAGTTGGAGCTTCTATTTACGAATACCAAGTAGAAGAGCAGGTTGCGGACTTTGTAAGCACAATGCAGAAAAACGTTGAAAACGGAACTCTTTACTGGGAGACTGTTCTTAACTTTTCTATTGACAAATTAAGTGCTGCTAAATCAGAAGAGATTAAACTTATGGCAGCAGCTAGAAACTTGATTGTTATTATCAAAGGTAATGACGGTAACTACTATGGTCTTGGTTTTGATAAGATTAACGGAGAAGTTGGTGGAGCTAAATTGTTTGGAGGAACTAACCAAGCTGCTTCAGGTGCTGCTTTTGCAGATAGAAGTGGATACACTTTGGGTATTACTGCAATGGAGAAACATTATCCTTACCTTATTGATTCGGCAGTAGTTGACGGCTTAACTAAGGCTTAATAACCTTATCAATATAATCTAAGAAGCCCTAGTAACCGCTAGGGTTTTTTTATGGCTTAAAAGTTATTATTTCATCTTCTTTAAACTCTAACTTTTGCCACATTTAATGTTTCAAATATACACTTTTTAAATTAAATAACATTATAAGATTATGGAACTTAAAAAACACCTAATAGGACACACTTATAAAAGTAAAACTTTAACGTGTGCAATTAACGAGGAAAACATAGACAAACTCAAAGAAGTTGGTGCTGATGTATTCGAGGCTAAGAAACCAAGAAGAAAGAAAGAAGATAAATTCAAAGGAATAGTAGAAGATGACAATTCTAATACAGAAGGGGCAGAGTAATAACTTTTCACTTAGCAACATTTTAGATCGTTCTATTTATTCAACTAGGACTTATAGAATGGACTTTACAAGTGACCAAACTAAGGTAGAACAGACTTTAGTTGTTACACCTACACAAGACGAAAACAGGTTTGACTTCACTTTAGTTGAAGGTACAGATATTACTTTTGATTTAGTAGGGTTTTACACTTGGGAACTTTACGAGATTGACGGAAGCGAAAACCTTTTATGTAGTGGTAAGATGAAAGTGATAGAAACAAGAACTTCACCAACGACACCTACTGTAATAGACACACCAGAAACTTATATTGTAGCAAATGCAGGACAATAAAAATAAATATAGTTTTAGTTTTATAAGCATGGAGGCACACGAAACCCCTAGCTTTAAGATTGACAAAAAAACTAAAAGGGTAATATTCGGAACTGATAAGGAATATTATAATAGATACCCTGATTACCTTTTAAATAATTTAGACCGTTCAGCTACTCACAATTCCATAGTGAACGGTAAGATTAATTACATTACAGGACAAGGGCTAGAGGTTAGTGAATATTCAAGTGCAGAAGACTTAGCAGGTGCAAAGGCTTGTATTCGATCAATTAATGAGTACGAGAGCGCAGATATGCTTAACCACAAGTTAGCAACGGATTTAGTTTCTTTTGGTGGTTTTTACATTGAGCCTGTAAGAGCAAATGACGGTTCGATAGGTGGTTATTATCACATACCTTTTCAGAATGTTAGAAAAGTAGTTGATGACAATGAAGGGTTTGCATACTATGAATATACTTCAAATTGGGATTGCAGAAGACCTGAAGAAAACAACGACTATAAGATTTTTCAAAAGTTTGAAGGTGAACTAAAACAGGGTAATGACTACTTAATGAAGTACGGTATTTATAGAGCAGGTGACTACCCGTATTACTTACCCGATTACCTAGCAGCTAACGCAGCAATAGAAACAGACTGGAGAATTACCAACTTCCTTTTAAACAATGTTAAAAACGGTTTTAGTGCAGGTTTCTTAATTAACTTTTATGACGGTCAGCCAGAACCCGAAGAAATGAAGGTTATTGAACGTAAGATTAAAGAGAAGTTTACAGGAGACGGTGCAGGAGGTGCTTTTGTGCTTAATTTTAGCCATGCAGAAGCTAAGAGTGCGGAAATTATACCCATTCCTACTAACGGACACGATGAGCGTTTTAACACGCTTAGACAACACGGTCAAGACACTATTTTTCAGTCTCACAATGTTACAAGCCCTATGTTATTTGGTGTAAGGGTAGAAGGAACTTTAGGAGGGCGTAACGAAATGATAGAAGCTTTTGAATTGATGCAATCTACTTACATAGACGGCAGACAAAAGGTTTTAGAAAAGTTCTGGAATGACGCAATCTACTTCAAAGGTATTAATGCAGAGTTAGAAATTAAACGCACTCAGCCTATTCAAGAACGCATGACTAGCGAACAAAGGTACGCAGTTATGACACAAGACGAAATTAGAGAGGAGGCAGGTCTTAAACCCTTAGAGACACAACTAAGCAAAACCACAAAATTTGCAAGTGAAACAGACCAAGCGTTTATTGACCATTTCTCTTCTTGCGGTATTTCAAACTATGAATTTGAAGTTATTTACGAAAGGGGAATTTTAGCAGGTAGTATTGAGGAGGCTATGCAATTTGCAGAAGTAACCGCTTTTGAAAATGAAGTGTTAACCTTAATTAACCAAGGCGTACCACCTTATGAAATTGCTAACGCTTTAGATACTACTGAGGAGCGAGTAATGGAAGCAGTTAACAACCTTGAAGCAGAAGGATACATCACTTTAGAAGACGGTGAAATTAAGCCAACAGAAGCAGGGGTACAAGAGGACAAAGGAGAGATAATGACCGTTTACAAATACGGGTTAAGACCTGACGCACCACCATTAAAAGGTGAAAGCAGACCTTTTTGTAGAGCCTTAATGAGTTTAAGTGGTACTAGATCGTGGACTATTGAAGATATTAGCAGAATGAACAACGGGCAAGGCTTAGACGTATTTACTCACAGGGGAGGTTGGTATAATAAACCAAATACAAACGTAAGAATACCTTATTGCAGACATAGATGGGTTCAACAATTAGTTAGAATAAGAAGATAATGGCAGAAGTTTTATTTATATCAGAAGACTACGTTAAAAGAAATAGCTCAATAGACGAAAATATTGATGTTAAGTTAATTCAGCCTACTATTTTAGACGTTCAGCGTATTAAACTAGAGCCTGTTTTGGGTACTAAGTTATACGAGGGTTTAAAAGGGCGTGTAGAGACTTCAACTACTACGAGTGATGATGATACACTAATAGAAGATTATGTTGCTCCTGCGCTGCTTAAATGGGTTTTATTCGACCTTACTACACACTTACTTTACAGATACAGAAACAAGAACGTATCTAAAAAGAATAGTGAAAATTCACAACCAGTAGATTACACAGAATATAGAAACTTGTTAGACTTCTACCAACATAAAGCGGAATGGTACGAGGAAAGGTTAATTAGGTATTTATGTGCTAATGATAATCTATTTCCTGAATACTACGACATAGATGATGAAAATGACATTTTCCCAAAATCAAACGCTTATAACTCTTCATTCTATTTAGGTGATGACAACTACTGTTGTGAGAGGGTTAAATGGTTAGGACTTCCAAAAGATTAATATGGCAGGGTTTAAACACGTAGATAAAAAACTAAAGAAATACTTTGATGCTAAGTTACGAAAAGATAATACTAGAAAGTCAAGCGTTCGCAGACAGTCACGAACAAATAAATGAGTTCGGTAACGGTGACTTATGGGAAGTAGTGGAGAAAGATAAATTGCAAGACTTTGTTTATCCCCTTTTGTGGCTTCAGGATAACGGCAGTCAAGTAAATGAAAGAAGTGTTACATTTTCTTTTAATGTGTTGGCTATGGATCAGGTAAGAAACGGTGAGGTTAATGAGAACTACGTAAAAAGTTCTATGCACCAAATACTATTAGATTACTTAGCATACTGGGAACAAACAACACTAACAGACATAGACGGTAATAGAATTAAATTCGACTTACAAAGAAGTGCAAGTTTTCAGAGTTTTACAGAGCGTTTTGATGACGTACTAACGGGGTGGACTATGAGTGTAACTTTTACTACTCCGTTTAAATATAACAAATGTAATATACCTTTAATATAAATAAATTAATATAAATAAAAAATGAAAGCAATACACACAGGGTTAATGAGTGCATCAAATGGCACAGTAGTAGTAAATGATACAGTAGAATTTGTAGCAAACGCTAACGGTTTCTTTATGAATGAAGATACAGTAATAGCACGAATTGAAATTAACGGAGATACTGCAACTGATGTAAAAGATGATTATATTACTACTCCAGCAACCGCAGTAAAAAGCGGTGTTTTAATTACACCAAAAGGGAATGATTATTTTAGTGCAATTACTTTGACGAGTGGTAGTGTAACTGTAATATTGGCGTAGTTATGTACGGATATGGATACGGATATAATCTTGCACGTCAAAGTATTGGTGCTAGTGAAGATACATTCCACCCTTTAGACCTTGCAGATAGTCAGTTGTATTTTGCAAAGAATACTGCTACGCCTAGTTTGTGGAATGACCAAAGCCCAAATGGATATGATTTGACACAAGCAACTGCAACTCAACAGCCTACAATTAGTGCTAATAGTGTTGATTTTGATGGTGTTGATGATTTTCTTAATAGAAATATCTCTTTATTTGGCTCAGACACAGAGGGAATTATATATTTTGCTAGTTATGTTACAAGTGGTGTTGCTTCATTTTTAGGGCATACATCAGCTTTTCACATTTCTAAT